CATTAGATGTCCGTGAACGGACAGCCATTCAACACATAATGGGAGGATAACATTATGGCAACATCAGCAAACACAGTTGTATCTATTGATACAAACAACAGGAGAATCACTTTCCGTACCGATACAGGTCGGGAATATGGGACTCACATCAGCAACCTAAGCAAAAACGAACTTATCAAGGTTGGCTCGTTCCTTCAAGTCAAGTGGAACGGCACACCAATGCACAAGACAGTCGCTGAGATTGCTGGCATCGTAGATGAGGCTTTGGCACAGTTCAAAAGTGTTCCACAACCTACGGTTGAGAAGCCAATCGTTCGTACTTCGGAACCTGTCCCTGCTAAAGCAGTTGTGCCAACTGGTTCATCGTTGGATGCTGTAATTGCAACTATGGTTGCAAACATTATGGAAACCATCCCTGTCGGGATTGACGAGGACAAGGTTCGTGACATCGCTAACGATGTTTTCGCTCCGATTGCGATGGACCATGCAGTGGCGTTGTCACGATTGACTCAAAAAATTGAGGCAATGCAACCGAAGGTTACACAAATCGTCATCAAGGACCGTCCGACAGTTACCCTAAAGGGTGTTCAACATATGGCTTTTGCTGACATTATGATGTCAATATCTGCCCGTTGCAACACTTTCCTTGTGGGTCCTGCTGGCACTGGCAAGACAACGATGGTGCAACAAGTTGCTGATGCTTTGGGTTTGCGTTTTCATGCTGAAAACTTGACAGCCGCAACTACCGAGTATTCCCTAAAGGGCTTTACTGATGCCAATAGCGGTTACAAGGCAACTCCACTTCGTGAATTGTTTGCGAATGGTGGCGTTTACTTGTTGGATGAGATTGACAATGCGAACCCCAATGTTTTGGGGGTTCTCAACAGTGCCTTGTCCAATGGCTTTATGGCTTTCCCTGATGGCATGGTGCAAAAGCATCCCGAGTTCATCGCTGTTGCGGCAGGTAATACTTACGGCAACGGTGCAACGGCAGAGTATGTAGGACGGAATCCGATTGACGGTGCAACTTTGGACCGTTTCGCTTTCTTCAATGTTGACATTGATGAAGCGGTAGAGGATGCGATGCTTGCAGGGTTCGGTTTGCCTACGGCAACTGCTACTGCTTGGGTCAATGCGGTTCGCAAATCCCGTCAGAATGTCGCTGATAGCGGTTTACGAGTCATCGTGTCACCACGAGCCACAGCGAACGGTGCAGGGTTACTTGCTCAGGGCATGGACATGGACAAGGTGTACAGTGCCACAGTCCTGAAGGGTGCAAAGCATGACCAAGTTGAGAAAATCCGTCAAGGTGTAACCTTGACAGTAGCCGCTTAGTCCATTACGATTCAACTGGAGGTTGAATATGTCAAATACAAAACTTATGCAACTTGACGGCAAAGCCGTTTATGTTGATTATTTCAACTCGTTTGGCGAGATGCTCAACTATGTTGAACGCAACCCAAAGTTTGCACAATCCGACAAGGATGGCACACAGGGTTGGGATGGGATGCGGAACTTTGCTGATGCATCACAATTAGCCCGTGATGGTTGGCATGATGTTCGTCCTGAGGTTGATAAGTTGCTCAACCAAATGTCGGATGTCATTGCTGAGCGTTTGGAAATTGCTCCTGCGATGACATGGAATGTCGCTGGTGGTGTTGTGGATGTTGGTCGTTACTGTGGTAACGAACCGATGTGCATGATTGATTTCCCGATGGAACCACAAGAGCGAATGGGCAAGGTGGTCAAAATGTTTATTGACTACGGTGCATCGGCTTCGTTCAGTGGCGATTTCATTATGAAACGGGGCATTGTGTTGTTGGCTCTTGTGGATACTTTGCAGAAACTTGGTGTTTCTGTTGAGATTTACGGCGAAACAGCAATCTCTAGTGGCGGTACGATGCACACCACGGTAACGAAGTTACATGACCCAACAGACAAGTTGGACATTGACGAACTGATGTTCACTTTGGCTCATCCTGCGATGCTTCGCCGTATGGCGTTCGCTGTTCGGGAAATGTCATCCTGTGCCAAATCAATCAGTGCTGTTCAGGGAGGTTCGTATGGTTCAACACGCCACACGATGTATGCCCCGACTGTCAATGCTGATGTTCGGATGGAACGCTTGGAACATGCGGCAACACAGTGCATGGAGAATCCTGTGGAATGGGTTATGCAAACCATTACTGGTTTGAATCTAGTGTAGATGTCCATTGGTGTAACAGGGTGGTGATTTTATCCTCCGCTACCTTGTTACACCTTTGGTGTAAAATATAAACAACAACACAACCTTGGAGGTTGAAATGAAAAAGCAATTAGCACGGACATTGTTCATGTGGGTCTTGTATGGGGTCACATTGTGGGTTGGTTTTGGGTGGTTCGGTTTACCGAACGCTTTTATGCCAATGTTTATGACCTTTTTGGGTACTTCAGTACCTTTGGGGTTCGCTTTATGGGAGTCATTCATCTTTATGGGGATGAATGACCTAAGAAAAGATGCACGAGATGCAGAGTTGGAAACTTGGGCGAGAGATTTTTTCTCACCTTTGAAAGAGAATCAGTCATGGGATGTCAGTATTCCTGCACCGAATGGTTACCAGTTTGAAATTTGGTGGAATGGTGCGTTAGTGATGTGGCAAGCGGAACTGTGGGACATGACAGTTACACCAATTGCGATATGTGACCGTGATGTGTTTGTCACTAGGGACGAAGCGATTGATTGGTTTGTGAAGCAATCAAAGATACTTGACAAGTTCTAAGGTAATGTGTAAAATAACTAGTGTAAACCGATTGGAGGTGAGTGATGCTTACGAACTACAAAGAGTGGTCAACGGATGAACTGTTGAAGCAGTTGCAAAGCAACCGTGTTGTTGTGTTCAACATGAACAACGACAGCACAGCGATTGTTGATATTCTAGAAACTAGAATAAAAGACATGAAGGAGGTCATGTACAACGACTAATAGATACAACACAACTGGTAAGGATGAAATGTCCCCAATAGGGGACATACACGAATAGTTTTTCGTGCTGATGATTCCAGTCCGAATCTGTACCTTGGAGGTATGTTATGAGTAAGCAAGTGGCAGGGGCATTTATGCCCAGTGGTATAGGCAAAGAGATTGAGCCTGTAATGGTTGGCGATTACAAACATATTCAGTCGCTAATTGGCGGTTGTTTTGATGTTGTCACAACTAGGGTTGGTGGTAACGAAATCGTTGGTTATGTCCATGATGAGGGTTTGCTGATTGGTTTGGAACAAAACTGGTTTGCCAGTGCATTGTTTGAACGCAACTTAGTGGGTCCTTGCGTTATCATTGGTGGTGAGTCACCTGACGGATATTGTGATGGTGACAGTTATGATTTGCCTGAAAATTTCTTTCATTTCCTTGCAACGAAGTTCACGGAACATGTTGCTGACACATACAACGAGGCTACGACAGCAACGATTGTGTTGGAACTTGCCCAAAAGTTTGGTCTTGCAACCGAGGACGAACTCAATTTGCTTGTTAGCAAAATGAGTGACGAGATGAACACAGGTCAAAAGGGTGATGCCATGGAAATGCTGATTTCATTGACTAATCGGGTCAACGACCAGTTGGCTGATATGGCTAGCAAAGTAAAAGGCACGCAGTTGGTCAATGAAGTTGAAGAATTTTTGAAAGGAAATTCATAATGTCAGATAGCCCAGTTGAGCAGTTGGTGGGTCGGGGCAAGTATGAGTGTCCGACCTGCGAGAACACTATTGAGGTGTTCGTTCGCCTCAGCGAACTTCCGTTATGTTGTAATCATGCAACAGGTAAAATTCAAATGCGAAAGGTAGGTAAATAGATGAGTTGCCCAATATGTAATGGTCCGATTCCTAATGCCATGCATGAAGGAAAGTATTGCGGCGCAATATCTCGTGTTGATAACAAAACCGAGATTTGCTCCGATTGTGGTGTTCGTGAAGCGATTCAGGATTTCAACCGTAACCGTAGGTCGGTGATTGTTGATGCGTAAATTCAAAGCACGACATTATCCTGCGACAGAACTGTTGCGAATGTTTCGCCCTGAAACCGAGGACACGATTATTGCACAAGCATTGGGGATTCATCCCCAAATTGTTAGGAAATGGAAATATAAAAACACACAAATAAACCAGTGGTTTGCTGACAAGTATGCGATTCGTTTGGGTATGCATCCTTCGGCAGTATGGAATGATTGGTTTGAGATGGAGGCAGAACAAGTATGAAAGCACATGACCAAATTTTTGATGTTGAGCAGAACATGAAACAAGTTTTCGGAGATAACCTTGCATTGGGGTTGTGTCTGAAATTGATTTATGATTTGACAACTGACGAGCAGTGGCAAAATTTAGTAGAAACAACGCTACAAGCAAGGCGGTTAGCAAGTGTGTGATGACCATGGTTTGGATGATGTTACACCTATCGGTGTGAACATATCCTCCGATGCCATAAATGGTATGTGGATGGGTGACCGTATTGCATACATAAAAGGTTATGACCTGACAAATAGGCATGATGTTTTGGCATGGTTGGAAGCAGTAACACAAGTGCATGACCAGTTTGTTTCCGAGTTCATGGGTGATTCGTTTGATGAGTTGCAACTGTTGGAATTACCAACGAACCCGTTGCAACGATGGATGATTATTCGTGACTCGGTAACAAAAATCATAAACCAATTTCAAAATGTTACCAGTGTTCTTCAAGTAATTGACCAGTTGGGTGTGTCCCTAGATGAGTACATGACAGCGTTCAGCACAAATAAGTTCGGTGGTTATATTGACCGAGCAACCTTTGCGGAATTTGAATCCGACATGCTGAAGGAACGCCCAAATTACATGAAATTAGTGCGTAAATACGGGCTAAATCGCAACATGGTGAAAAGTTTCCAAGAACTGTACGAACCAATAGTGGTTCGTACTTATGGTCGTGGAAACAACATGGGGCTAGTTAGAAAAGAGTTCCATGAAATGATTATGGCGGGGACAATATCAAACAAAGAAATAGTCAGAATAATAAATGAGAAATACGGGACCAATTATGTTCCTGACACAGTTCGCTGGCACAAGCGACAAATGAAAAAGAAGGATGTATAACTATATGTGTTACTATTTGTCCATGCTAATTATTGGAGGTTATAAATGAGAATAGATAGAGTCAATCAGAAAATCTTTATTAGACAATCATGGTTAGGTGACATGACTATCTGCCCTGAGCGTGCAAGGCTTGGTCAGATTCGTCCTGAGTTTCGGACAGGTTCCGATGCGACAATCATCGGAACATCGTTACATGCTGGCATTGAGTCGGTGCTTGATGGCAGGTCATCCGAGTTCGGTGACATGCTGAAAGCGGTACAAACCGAATATGAAATGCTGGAGCAAACAAATTATAAAAAGACCAACATTGACCCAGACAAAATTCCTGCGTATCTGGAGTCTATGTCACTTGCGTTTTATGATGGCATCTTGCCACATGTTGAGCAAGGCGGAAAAGTAGAACACAAGTTCACATCCTCATTGGGTTTTACCATCAACGGCTACGCCGTTTATGTTGAAGGAACAATGGATTATGTGACACCTAGTGGTGTTATTTGGGACTGGAAAACAGCCAGCCGCCAATACAACATTAAAGAGAAACAGAAATCCAACATTCAAGCCAGCGTTTATGCTGACGCTTGTGTGTCGTTGGGGCTATCACCTGAGTACCCAGTTGATTTCCGTTTCGGTGTTATGGTCCGTCAAGAGAAACCTAAATCACAAATCGTTTCCATCGTTCGTACCGAAGCGCATGGACAATGGTTGCGTCAATACATTCGTGGTGCAGTCAACACAGCGATGAACAACGGTTACGAAAACAACTGGATTATGAACGATTCTTCAGCACTATGCTCGGAATCATGGTGCAGTTACTGGAGCATCTGCAAAGGTGCGTTTGTTCGTGCTGGAGATGACGCTTTCCCTGAGCAGTTGGATGTCTGACATGTCCATGCTATGCTCTAGTTTAGTTCACGAACGACACGGCTCGGTCACCTCCAGTCAAGTCGTGTCGTTCACTAATGTAATACCAAACCAACAAGCAGGAGGCTTGAAATGAATACCATCAGCAAAGACCAATCCATAATCACACAGGTGGCTGCAAAAATTGCTGCCGACCTGACACCTAAGACAGATGACATTATGACGAACATCGCTAATTGGGCGATGGCGTTTGATGCCACTACTGATGCCCTGTTGCAAAAGCATGGCATGACCTCAGGTGGTATGACCGAACAAGAAGTAGCACAGGCTGTTATTTCAACCTTCGGTGCAACACCAGTAGAAGCACCAGCACCACAGTGGGCTAAAGAAGCATCTGCACCAGCAGGTGGCTTTCAGGTCCGCATCAAAGGTCAGCAACACGGTCCAATTCCAGCATGGCTACATGCAGAATGTGCCAAGGTTGGCGTAAACGAAGTGTGGGACAACCGTGACGGTTTGCAAGCAAACCCTAAGCGTCCTTGGTTCAAAGCCGTAACAGGCGACAAGGCGTTTTGGGAACCACGAGCAAAACGATAAACAAACATGACACCTGCTCCTGATTACACGGAGCGTTGGGCAAAGATTGGACGGGGCGAGAACATCGCCCCGTCCGATTTGTCTATAACGCCAAAATTCAATTACTTTACGCCACTTGAAAAAGCGGCTGATGATTATGTCCATTGGGCGCAAACCCCACACGAACGAGTTTACACAGGCTTCGCTGACATTGATTCAGAGATGCGAGGGATAGCACCAGCAGAACTATGCCTAGTGAACGGCTACTCACATAGCGGTAAAACACTGGCATTGCTACAGATACTTGTAGCGAACAAAGACAAACGAGTTGTGTACTTCTGCCCCGATGAGCCACGCACACTAACGCTGATTAAGTTGGCGTGTGTAGTCCATGGTGTTGATGCGAACCAGTTGGAACAACAAATCGCCAACAATGACCGTCAAGCCATAAATCTGTTGAAAGACACAGCACGAGAACACTTTCCGAACCTAGCGGTATTTGACCAAACAGTTTCACTGTTGGACATGGAACGCTCGTTGTCCGAAGTATCGGATGCGATTGGTGACCCACAACTTATTGTTGTTGACTATTTAGAACTGTTGACAGGTGCTGGCGAGGATGTTCCATCCAAAGCCAACGCAATCAAAGCGTTCGGTAAACGCCACAACAAGCCTTTACTTGTGTTGCACCAGTCATCACGGTCATCAGGTGCTGATGGAAAGAAAATGACCATCAGTTCAGGTGCATATGGTGGCGAACAGCAAGCGACACACATCATTGGTGTACGCCGTAAACGGTTTGAAATTGAAGGTTACATTCGTGACCTGCAAGGCAAACTGGAGCGTTCCGCAAACACCGAAAAGATTATGGAAAAGATTGAATCACTACAGTACGAGTTGCGTATCCACATGGATACCGTCACACTCAACTTGGTGAAGTGCAAGCGTCCTGCTTCGCAGTTGCTTGACGATATGGATTTTACAATTGAATACGGAACAGGTCGTTTGCATCGTCTTGACACAGGTGTGTTGCCATGGAAAGAAACACGCCCTAGCGTGGACAATCCACTAGAACAACTAACACTTGCAGAAACCTTGGAGGACTGGTGATACCTGACTATCTGACACAGCCATACATAACTTTGTTTCGTGGCAGAGGTGATGTTTATGGACATAATGAGGGTCGCTGTGTAAAAGAGCAGTTGACAAACGATGTGTTCCAAAAACATTTCTCAGGTGAAGCACCAATCGGTATTTATCCGTTGGTCCCACACTTTGAACAGTTTTATGTTGCATGGGGTTGCGTTGACTTTGACACAGCAGACGCAGACCAAAACGCAGTGAAACTACATGACGCATTGCTAGAAGCAGGCATCGTGTCATGGATAGAGAAATCACGGTCCAAAGGATTCCATGTTTGGGTATTCGCTGAACAGGCTGTCCTTGCTGAGGATATGCGTAACATGCTGGTCGTTGCATCACATGTTGCTGAAACACCAACCACAGAAGTAAACCCAAAACAAACCACATTGAAAGCAGGACAATATGGCAACTATGTTAGGTTACCGTATCCGAATTTGGATGACCGACAAACTGACAAGCAACGCATCTTTCACAAGAAAGATGTTGAATCGGGTTCCTTTGACAATCCGATGGTCTTTAGTGACTTTATTGAATCGGCTATGTCGCTTCGTACCTCGCAAGAAACGATTAAGCGCATCGCATCCATGTATCAGCCACCCAAGCAAGCAACGGTTGTCGTAAATGATTATGTTTATGATGCAACTCTCAGTGAGGCTATGCAGATACTTAGCCCGTTGGGTAAGGTCATTTGGCGTGACGGACCGCTAGCAGGCAAAGACCGTTCATCTACACTGGCGAAACTAGGTCATGAAACTGTTCGCAGTGGACTGAACCCAAGCCAAACCAAAATCGTGTTGATGACAGCAGACAAACGGTGGGGCAAATATCATTTGCGCCACGATGGTGAACTAGAAATAGACAAACTAGTTGTCAGAGTGCATTCGTGAAAACACTTACTGAATATCCGTTGATGCACCTCACCGCTAAAGAGGTGGTTCAACTGCGCCAATTCACAGAAAACTGCAAACAAAACAAAACTCAACACCAAGTTACTGACCAAAAATACACAACCGAAGCCACAGAAAAAGGCATCATTATGCTAGGCAAATCGGGAGAAGTAATTGTCTCCCGATACTACAACGCACCTATAGATTGGGACATCTATATTGGCGCAGACAACGGTTTTGATACCACTATAAACAACAAAAAAACTGAAATCAAAACATCAAGCCAAAAAAATCTTATTATAAACGACCCTGAATATTGCAAATATGGGCTATGGAAATCCGACACCGAACAATGCATTATTGTGTGGTGCGACCAGCCAAAAGACCAATGGGAAAACATCGGTACAAACACACAATTTCAAATAATTGGTGGAACAACACGAGAACATTTTTTTGCAAACTCCCACAAATCGGACTACGGCTATGGACCTAGACTGACCCTTGCCGCAGACAAACTAGTACATCTATAAAGGAACACACAAAATGACAACAATACTTGCAATCCAAGGTGAGGACTACTGTGCAATCGGTTCCGACTCACAATGGACAGATGACTATGGGCGAGTAGGACGCATGAACCAACCCAAAGTAGTTACCGTAGGTAAATATCTGATTGGCGTAGCAGGAGACACTCGTGGTGCGAATGTGGTTCAACATGCGTTCAACCCACCAGTACTCCCACCCAAACTCGTTGGCGCAAAACTTGTGAAGTTTATGGTGTCACACTTTGTCCCCGCCTATAAAGAATGTTTAGAAGCACATGGTGCAGGCAGACCACAATACGATGACCAGCCAGCGCAATCAGCAAACGAGATACTCGTTTGCGCTAATGGCACAGTGTTTCAAATTGATGAGGATTATGGAACAGAAACAGACACATGCAACCTGTATGCAATAGGTTCAGGTGGACACTTCGGTTTAGGTGCATTGCAGGCTTACACAAACGGGAAGCGTGTCGTACAAGCAAATGCTAAACAGTTGTTGCTCAAATCGTTAACAGTTTCCGCAAAGTTTGATAGCGGTTCAGGCGCACCATTCCACACCTTCATACAGACAGCGAAACCATAATGGGAATAGAATACTCTAAGAAGCGTTATAAACAAGTACAAAAAAAGAAAGCCGCCATCATACCGAAGGCTGGACCAATCAAAGTAACGAAGGCTGACGGAACTGTAGAAATACAACCCGTTGACCCCAAGGCTGTACGCAAGACCATTAAGAAAGGTCAGAACAAAGCACACAAACTTAAAGTTGACTCCAAGCCAATACCAAAAGGTCGTCCACGGATGACCCGTTATGGTCGTGTGTTCACTCCAGCAACCACATTGCAAGCAGAAGCAATCATAGCGCAAGCGTGGAACGGACCAAAGTATGAAGGTTTAGTAGAGGTTGATTGTGTTTTTACACCCGAAGGAACAACAGTAATCGTTACACCAGTAGAAGGAACGCAATCAAAATTGCGTGGCGACATAGATAACTATGTCAAACTATTGATGGACGGTCTTAATGGTGTCGCATGGCTGGATGACAAACAAGTAATTGTAGTCAGAGCAGAAAAGCGATGAGCAAAAACCAGTCAGATTATGATATTCCAGCCCGCAAGTTTGACTTCCATACCGACCTAAAGTTCGGTAAAAAAGGTGAAAAACTTGTAGAGGATTTCCTTGATGCCATGTCTGATGGTTCCTTTGAAGTTAAAACAGACCGATACCGCAACGGGCGTATGGTCCTAGAGATGACTCATAATCCACGCAAGAAACTGGATGATGAGGGTAAACCGTTATGGACCCCTTCGGGGCTTGCCATAACAAAAGCAAAATGGTGGGTATATGTTTATACCTTGGATGGCTCCTTTGTGATAGTTAGCACGGACAGAATCAAACGATACCTAAAAGCCAACAAGGAGAGATTTAATCCCAAGAAATACCACTCTTTCGCATGGTCCTCTAGTAACCCGTCAAAAGGATATTTGCTGGAACCCGAAGATGTTATGGACATGATGATTAACACGGAATACGATGAAGTACGAACCAACCAGTAAAACTGGTAAAACCGAAATAGAATTATT